AAAGTAGAGCTAGAGCAGCCCCAGGAAAGTATGCAACGTATTTCCCTGTTCCCTGCTGAAGATGAGTTGGAAAAGTACCTGCCCCTCGGTATGAACTCCGCATTCGACGAAGAATTCAAGTTTTCTCCCCGAGACTTAATTCTTGTCGGGGGTCGCCGCGGGGCAGGGAAATCCATTACTTGCTGTAACATTGCAAATACAGTGTATGAAAGTGGAAAGTCTGCTATCTATTTCACAATCGAGATGGATAGTCGAGAAATTCTACAAAGATGCTGTTCCATTGCGACTGGAGTTCCACACGAGCGTATTCGGAAACGTAATCTTAGTGTTACGGAGTGGGAGCTTGTTGCAGCTTGGTGGGCTAACCGTTTTGTGAACCCAGAAGAAAAATTGAATTTGTACAAAGAACATCGAGACTTTGATCGCCTACACTACGATCTAAAGACTAACTGTGAGCTTCTCCCGACTCAGCAGTTGGATGTTGTCTACGATGCTTCTCTCACTCTTTCAAAGATTCGAGCCGAGCTGGATAAGAAAGTCAAAAGTGCGATGGATGTTGGTGTAATTATTGTTGATTATATCAATCAAGTCAAGCGTTCTAATCTTCCGTCACGCGCAGGTCAGTATGACTGGACTGAGCAGATAGAAGTAAGTAAAGCACTGAAATCAATGGCTCAGGAGTATGAAGTGCCGGTTTATAGTCCTTATCAGATAGATGCTACTGGAGAAGCTCGCTTCGCCAAGGGTATTCTCGATGCGGCAGACGCAGCTTTCACGATTGATACGTGGAGAACTGAAGATGCTATTATGACATTTAATTGTACTAAAATGAGAAGTGGTAAAATGGGAACATTCACTTCTACAATGAATTGGGAAACTCTAAAAATAGGGCCAGAATCAGCACTCACGCCAGATGAAAAAGAAGAAAATGAGCATAAGACTGGCGAAGAAATAAACGACATCTAAAAATAATTCTTGACACTCCTGCTATTTTTTGGTATAATATATCTTCAAATGGCAGGAGTTTTTTATGGGGATTTACTATGGATCAATGGGCCACACTTTCTCAGGAAGAAAAAAGAAAACGTATAATCGACGAAAACATATATCTGCAAAGGCTGGGGATACTACTGGAAATCCCCATAGGCGACGAGAAACCCCCGAGTACCCTTCAGCCCCCGACACAGCTGGAGTTGCCGCTCGAGTGGAACCGCCACGTTACACAGGAACCCTTGTTAAAGGTATCGGAACCATGCATAAGTCCAATGCCGTACCTATTATAGACGAACAACAAATGAAAGAACTAGCGAGTATGAGAAGATGAGTTTAGCACCAAGAGTAGAGGTTAAAGTTGGCCCCTATTTCGATATTCTCGAAGCGGCGATGGCGGAAGGAAATATAGAGCTGGCAGAAACAATGCTGGCTCGTATTTCTTCATATTTTCATCTACTGGATGACGAGCACAAAGATTATTATCAAGGCTGTCAGTATGCTATCGAAGAAGATTTAGTACATACTTTTTCTGACGGGTATAGCGAAGATGAATATGATGAGCCTACTGAATATGACGAATGGCAATCTTTTGACTCGGACTGTTAGTGAACGTACAAGAATTACTTGAAAGTAGAAAAGTTCCTTTTACACCCAAAGGAAAGGATTTTGTCGTATCTTGTCTCAGTCCTGAGCATGATGACAGTAATCCAAGTATGCGGGTAGATCAAATTACAGGAATTTTTCATTGCTTCTCTTGTGGCTTCAAGGGAAGTCTTTTTGTGCATTTTGGGGAAAAGGCAAGTTTTTTACACTTACGCAGAGAACTTATTAAGAAGAAAATTCGTGAGAAGAGAGCTGAAAGTGTGGGCTTGTCTTTTCCCCCAAGTGCATTACCTTACGTTGGAAACTGGAGAAATATTAAACCAGAAACCTACCGTAAGTTTGAAGCTTTTCAAGATCATGAACACTTTATTGGTCGAGTAGTATTTCCAATTCGTGACATATCTGGAAAGATTGTAGCATTTAATGCTCGACACATGACTGGAGGTACACCAAAGTATTTGATTAGCCCTCCTGGGGCACGAATGCCTCTGTATCCTTCGAAAGTCACCCCAATACAAGGCAGCGTTATTCTTGTAGAAGGAATCTACGATATGATAAATCTGCACGACAAAGGATTGACAAATGCAGTTTGCTGTTTCGGCACAAGGAATATTAACGAAGATAAACTATCAATTCTTCGGCTTCAAGGAGTGGAACAAGCAGTAGTATTCTTTGACGGCGATGAAGCTGGTCAAAAAGCGGCAGCAAATGTAAAACAAATGTGCGAAAATGTTGATCTTGTAACAAGAAACATTAACGTACCTGATAAAGACCCAGGTAGTTTATCAGAAAATCAAGTAGAAAATTTAAGAAAGAAACTTTATTCATAGGAGGAAATTATGGGACTTTTAGCTGGGTGGTTTTTAATTCTCACTATAGCCGGATGTGCTGCAATAGTTTTTACTACTTTAAAAGATTAAGGATAAAATATGACGAGCCCAAAGGTCGCTCTAATAGAGACCAAACCAAGTAGAACAGATTTTAAATATGAATTTGGCGGAGCTTTTGATTTTGACCAGTATCAGTTATGTTCTGATCCTGCCATAAAGAAAGTTCTAAAACGAGACTGTGATATACAGATTGATACAGAGCTATATGACTGGATTATTCTAGTAGGCTCTGATGCACTCAAGTATTTTACAAAAATTAATTCAGTAACAGAATATTCAGGAAAGAAAGTAGAAGGTAAATTTCTTCCTGTTATAAACCCAGCGATGCTTGCTTTTAAACCAGAAGCAAGAAATACGTGGGAATCCTCAAAGGATAATATCATTTCCTATATTAGAGGGGAAATTGAAGAAGTAGTCATAGACAATAATATTGCTTTTGGTATACAAAGTACGGAGGAAGCAAATGCTTTTATCGAACAGGCTATTAGACACGAGGGAGACTATATTGCTCTGGACTCAGAGACTACTGGACTCTATCCTCGGAACGGTCATATGCTGGGTATTAGTCTTAGTTATAATGGGACTAGTGGGGCTTATATTGACACCGATTGTTTTGATGATGATACTGAGCGATTACTTCAAGAACTTTTCGATAAGAAGATTGTAGTATTTCACAATGCCAAGTTTGACATGGCATTTTTTGAGTATCATTTTAACTTTAGATTTCCGCGCTTTGAAGACACCATGCTTCTTCATTATCTCATTGATGAGAACCCTGGAGGTCATGGACTAAAGCAGTTATCTTTAAAATACACTCCTTATGGTGACTATGAAAAACCGATGTATGATTGGATTGAGCAGTACCGTAAGGAAAATGGTATATTGAAGGGAGATTTCCGATGGGAGTGGATTCCTTTTGATATAATGAAAACTTATGCAGCAATGGATGCTGTATGTACTTTTCTTATTTACGAAAAATTCGTAAAAATCAAGCAGAATAAGAAGTTAGCATGGGTTTACGATAACATTCTTATCCCAGGTTGTAGATTTTTAATTGATACTCAAGATAATGGCGTACCCTTTGACTATGACCGATTGGAAAAGTCTCAGGTTTTAATGCAACAAGATATTGATGAAGCTATTCGTACTCTTTATAAGAATCCAAAGATTCGTAAGTTCGAAGAAATACAAGGAGCAGAGTTTAATCCAAACAGCACAGTGCAACTTCGAAAGCTACTGTTTGATATGTTAGGCTTAAACCCTACAGGAAAGAAAACAGGTACGGGAGCTGACTCTACCGACGCAGAAGTGTTAAATGCACTATCAGCACAGTCGGAAGTACCTGGACTTATTCTTGATATTCGTCAGAAGTCTAAAATCAAGAATACTTACTTAGACAAGATTATTCCTCAGCTCGATAGAGATAGTCGATTGAGAACAAATTTTAACCTGCATGGTACGACTTCTGGTCGTTTATCAAGTAGTGGTAAGTTAAATATGCAGCAGTTACCTCGTGATAACCCTATTGTAAAAGGGTGTATCAAAGCAGCTCCAGGTCATAAGATTGTGGCTATGGACTTAACTACTGCAGAAGTGTATGTTGCTGCAAAACTTGCAGACGATGAAGCGTTGATGAATGTATTTCGTAGTGGTGGAAACTTTCATAGTACGATTGCAAAAACAGTATTTAAACTTCCATGTGACGTAGAAGATGTCGCAGAATTATATGGAACACAACGCCAAGCCGCAAAAGCAGTAACATTTGGTATTATGTATGGCGCAGGCCCGAAGAAGATTAGTGAACAAGTTACTAAAGACTCAGGCACTTATTTTAGCCAGCAAGAGGCAAAAGAAGTTATTGATGATTATTTTCGATCTTTTCACAAACTGAGAAAATGGATTGATAATAATCAAAAATTTATCGAGCACAATGGATTCATCTATAGTTTCTTTGGCCGCAAAAGGAGATTGCCGAATGTCTCATCGACAGACGCAGGCATCAAGAGTCATAGCATTAGGTCTGGTCTTAATTTTCTGGTGCAGTCTACTGCTTCTGATATTAACCTTCTAGGTGCAATAGATATGGGACAGTTTATTAAGTCTCAAAGAATGAAGTCTAGAATCTTCGCATTGGTTCATGACTCAATTCTGGCAGAAGTTCCAGAAGATGAAATAGACTTTTACTGTGAAAAACTTCAAAACTTTATTCAGATGGATAGAGGTGTATCTATCTCAGGAGCACCTGTAGGATGTGACTTCGAAGTTGGAGATGATTACTCCATGGGCAAATTTGAGAAAATGTATGAAGCGTATTAAAATGAAAGGAGGGGACGAGTACGATGCACTGTCCCCCAAATCTAAAGGTTTATTTAATTGGAGAGCTGGGGTAAGAAAAAAGCTCAAACGTAAATACAATAAAAGATTTCGTAAAATTGATCGTTACCTACAAAGAAATAAAAAAGATTAAGTTTCCAGTTTTTGTTCTTCCAAGCAGTAATTGGGAATTGATAGATGGATTATTACTTATTGATAATCAAGTAGTAGACGATCGAAATATGCCGGGAGCTTCTCTCGGCATACGTCGTTTACAAACTCATTTTACAGAGTTAGTACCTTTAAGACATTCAATAGATTCGTTAATTGGTATATTAAAACAAACCACAAAGTATTTTATAGATAGTAAGGGAACTCCTTTTATCTATCAAAAAACTATGAATTCGTTCTTAAAATACTACAAAATACGAAAAGTTGAATTAAAGGAAAAAGCTTCTGTACTTTGGTTAAAGGATGTTAATTTTCCTTTTACCATACCGCGTCCACCTCCCCGGGAATTAACTTGGGCAGGTGTACTTCATATAGGCGGATTGCCTTGGCTGTTATATGAGTACTCCGAAGAAAAACTAAAGGACACTCGAAGAAAAGTATAATTTTATGTCGAGAAGAAAAAAGACTCTTGCGGGAGCAAATTTAGATTTACAAGAGATCGAACCACTTACAAAAAATCAAGTAATTGCGTTTGAAAGTACTAAAAACTTAATGCTGCACGGAGTAGCAGGAACAGGAAAAACTTTTATATCGTCATACTTAGCATTTGACGATATGACAAAAGGAATATACGAACGGCTCGTAATTATAAGAAGCGCAGTACCTACTCGCGATATAGGTTTCTTGCCTGGAAATGAAAAAGAAAAAGCATCAGTATATGAAGAGCCATACAAAGATATTTGTATAGAACTTTTTCAGAGAGGAGATGCTTATGAAATTCTCAAAACAAAAGGATTAGTACATTTTATGACTACTTCTTTTATTCGTGGAGTTACTCTGCGAAATGCAGTAATACTCATTGATGAGTGTCAAAATATGAGTTTTCATGAGCTAGACTCAATTATTACGAGAATAGGGCAAGAGTGTAGAGTTATCTTTTGTGGAGACTTTCGCCAAGCAGATTTAGCAAAAAACGGCTTAAAAGATTTTGTACG